TGCAGAAAACATTGGCAACAGATTCCGTCAAGCCCATTTTATTAACACTATAATAATCCGGTGTATGACCGCCGAGCGATATGAAGGCACTGAAAGAGCCATTCACACCACCATCGAATGTGTCCGTTGCCCCTCTGATCATTTCCTCTTTGTGCTTTACCTTTTTATTGATTTCCTCCCATTCATCCATAAGCTTTCTCATGTCATGGGTTGATTCAAATTTATCAACTTGGTCATAGAATTCCCGGATCGTTTTCTGATATTCTTCTCCTGCGCCTTTAAATTTTTCCCTCTCCCGGAAGAGCTTCCGCTTCGGTGTATAATATGTTTCATAGTATTCACTTCGATCCGGTCTAACAGGATATCCCTGCTGCTCAAGGTATTCATTTGCGTATATATGCCCGGTAAAGCCTTTTGCCCATTTCTCCAATGTGTGCTCAAGCTCTGTCATAGTCTCAAAGCTCGGATGCCTTGAATCAATCCAATCTCCATCCTTATGCCACAGACCAGCGGAGTAATTGCCGCTTGCATATCTGCACTCATACCGATCAGCCAATCCCATCCGCTCAAGGAATGCTTGCGTATCTTTGGCGGCAGCGATGCCCCATTGATCATCCTTTTCGGCTTCCATCTTGATCCCATGGAAGAAATAATCACCATATTCGCTTTTATAGCCATATCCGCTGCCAGAGATGGCAGCATCATCCACAAAATGCCCATACTCATGCCAGAAGGTATGCAGAAGATCATCGACCTCTCGCACCTCATCCACAGCATCATGTGTGAGAATCTGAATTGATCCGGTATGCTCCCAATAGCAAGAAGATGGATGATATTGGTCTTTCTCTTTCCACTCGATATTGACCTTATCTGCGGTCTTGTTGACAATCTCCAGCATCTGATCGCTGGCTCTGTTAAGGCTTTCAATTATAGCATCTTTGCAGCCATCCGGCACACTACCATTGAAGCAATTCTTCGCCAGCTTCTCCCGGATTTCCTCGATCATCTTATCCCTGCGATCATCAAAGCCCGGCTGCACTTCGCCCTTTTTGACCTTGCCCTTCTTCCATTCCTCATAGGTCTGACCGTCTATGATCTCATTCTCTCGCCATTTCCCATCATTGGGATCATCATAATCCGGCAGGAAGGTGCGCATGGTGCAGCGGCAATTGAATATCTCTCTGGCAGCTCCAGATGGGTCTTTTGGGAACATCAGCCCATTGTCAAAGTGCTCATTATAGGGGATGGTGACATTGTCCAAGGCTCGATGGGTGTCTCTGGTGACACCGTCCAGAGTTGCCAGCCATCGCTTCATGACCTTGACACCCATATCGGCAAGATCATCCATCTGCTTCTGCCGCCCGGCTTCCTGTGCGCTTCCGAGGGCTGTCCGGGCAAACATAAGCATTTTCTTGTAATTGGATGTAGACAGCCCCTCACAGAGCCGATCGGTGATCTCGGAAACACCTTCGCCTTGGATAATGCCCTGCCGGATGATGTTATTCACCCGGCTCGCATTCCATACATAATCCTTTTCTTCGTCGATCTTCCATTTCGGCAGCAAATCCGGCTCTTCGAGCATCAGCCTTGCAACAGCCTGCGCATTGTAGACATTGAAAGATGCGATCATTGCGCTCTCGCACTTGAAGGCTTCAAAATTATAGGCTTCTGCAAAGGTGTCGATCGTTCCATTGTTGATCAGATTCATTGCCTGCCGATTATGGTCGAGCATGACCGCATTCACTTGCCGGAGATTCTGCTCGAATTGTGACCGGATGAATACCTGTCCGGTCAACCAATCCTTATATTCTTTCTCTGTGATCTCTCCGGCTGCGAGCTGCTTCTTCTTTTCCCGGCTCTTCTCGGCGAATTTGGCATTGAAATCGGCGAGCTTCTCCTTCAGCTCATTCTGCGCCTGCCGATATGTCTTTTTAAGCTCTTTTGTTACCTGTGAGAGCTTGAGATCGGCATATTTTGCCGGAGAAGCCTTCGCCATGGAATCACACCTCCGTCATGGTAACTGTGGCAGCCACTTCATCGAGCTTTCGAGCTAGCACGATCTGCACTTCATCCGGTGTAAGGAATGGCAGCTTGTTGAGGATCGTTTCCTCATCCAGATGATCGGCAGAATTGACAACCATTTCCGTCTGCTCTTTCTGATTGCTGATCCTGTTCCGCTTGAAGATCGGAGTATCTTTGACACCCATCAGCCCCAGAATGCCCTGCACCGCTTGGATGATCTGATATTCAAAATCATCGGCTTCCTCATCCACAGGCTGATAAGCGGCATCGATGTGGTCATTTGTAGCCCCAGCAGCAACAGTGTGAACATCCAGACCACCATAATCCTCATAAATCTGCTCTCTCAAGCCCTTGAGCAGCGATTCTCTGGCTGCGACAGGAATCTCGACCCTTTCAGCCTTGACCGGAGTATCGGAATCGGCTGTCACAATGTGCTGGAGCTTCATCCGATCACGGAATTTTGCCAGATCGGCATCGCTCATGCCGAGAGCATTGGAGATCACCCAATAAATCTCGGCGCATTCCTCGACATCATCAGCAAAGCCGCTCTTGATGAGATCATAGGCATCAATCTTTGCCCTCATGCCGACCAGATCGCTCTGGTGGTGCTTATCGCCCCACAGAGGAACGATCGGAATGGAGGAATAATTGCTTTCCCCGGTGATCTGATCGCCATCGGCTTCTGTGTGCTGGATGTTCTGGATATAGCCCCTCTTCGGCTTGTCCAGCATAAGATCAAGCCCTTTGCTCCCGGTCTTGGTCTTATACTGTGTATATCCATCCTCTTCATACTTGACAACGATGACAGGCTTCTTCTCCCAATCCAGCGACCAGAAGCGGAAGCCAGCCCGGAGCTTTCCGGTCTCTTCATCCAGCAGCGGCAGGAATTCGGTCATCTTGAAATAATCGGAGTGATCGAGATTCCAGAAGAGATATGAAACCTTGTGAATGCGAGCATAATGCGCTGCCAGATAAAGGATTGTGTCGAAATTTTCGCCCAGCTTGTCCTTTGTGGCATCGATGATCTTCGCCTTGTTGTCGCTGATCTCGACCTTCGCTCCCGGAAAGCTGATGCCGTTACCGAGGGAATAGGAAACCCTCTGTGTGGTCAGACGATGGAAGAAATTCGATGCGATCTTGTTATTCGCAGCGGTGAAATCCGGCACTTTTATCCCGGAAGTGGTGAAGATGCATTTCATGAATTGGAGAATAGTGACATTCCGCTCCGCTTCATACTCATCGGCATCCAGAGCGATCTTGTAATCATCAGAGAGCTTATATTCCTTGATCGCTGTCTGGATGAATTCGATCTCTTTGCCCTTCTCAATAGCAGCCAGATAATCTTGGTATGTTTTCAAATCAATCACCTCAATCCTTTCATCTATCCATCTCCGCTGATTCCAGCGAATGATCAGCCTGCGCCGCTTCCTCCCGGTCAATTCTGGCTGTTATGTACTGCTCAAGCTCTTCTTCTGTCGGCATATCATTCCCCTCCTATGGCTTGGAGAAGTAATTTTTCCTCGACACCAATCTCGCCTGTTTCAATCGCATATCCTTGCTCTCCGCATCCGGGGCATTCCAGATCACAGAGCCTTGTTTCAATTGGTCTTGCTGCAATCCATCTTTTCATGCAGCCAAGGCAGATTGTTTCGGATACTTTGCTACCATTGATAAAAAGCATCAATAACCTCCAAATGGTGAGATATATTTTGTGCTGTCTCTGGGATCGAAATAGCGGCAGATGCAGGCTGCGCTGTCTGGAGCATCATCATGCTCTGCCTGCTCATTGTATGCCATGATTTCATCGATGTAGGCTTTGTCTGTCCCTTCAAGGAATACGATATTTCCCCACCATTTCCGCAAGTATGTAGCGATCTTGAGGAATTTATTCATGGTCTCATCATAGAGCTTCGGCACATCTCCCATGCGCTTCAGCTCCTTTCCGACAAAGCCCTTATCAGCATTCCGCTCATTGAGGATCGGCGAGCACCGCAGCCGCCTTGTCTCGGAGCTATAAAAGCCGAGCAATGTGTCGATGTGTGCCTGCCGCCGCCTGCCAAACATATAGATTGTGTCTCCTTCTCGCTTGGCACAGGTAAGGACAGAGCTGTCCGATCCGCCATAGGCTGCATCGATGTGTGCGATGCCGTTATAGAGCAGGGAAGCATCCGATGTAAATGTCGGATATTTGATAAATAGCGCACCTTCGCTGGCTGCCCATTTACCAAGGATATACCGATCATAGAGCACAGTGCCGGAGTATTCCTTCTTCAGCTCCCGGACGAACACTTCCGACAAGAATGGGTTATCATCGATGGAATACTGCTGATAGAAGATATCCGCATCGGAATCCAGAAAGAGCTTCAGCCAATGCAAAGGGTCTTTTGGGTTAAATGTACCGTCAAAGCAGGAATAGGATTGATCAAGGCGGCTCTTCAGCAGATCAAAGACATCTTTGCCCCAATCAGCCACCTCATCACCATAGCAATACTTGACGGAAGCACCTCGGAGCTTGCTGACCTGTGACAGCTTCTCCGCTCCCAGCGCATAAACCCTCTCGCCGAACAGATTGACGGTATTGTCGCTGCTGATATAGCCGACAAGCGCATCCCCATAGATGCGCCGCATCGGCTCAAGCACATTGCGCTCAATCGTTGCCTTGGTGACACCAAGAACAAATGTCAATCCCGGCAGACCGATCCGCTCTCTGATCCGCTTGGGGATCACATAGCGATAATCGAGGTATGTCTTGCCGGATCGAGTTGCTCCGCCCTTGAAATTCCATCGGTGATGGCATTCCCGGAGGTATTCAGCTTGTTTCGGTGTGAGCAGCATCCCATACCTCCTGCAAAAGCTTGTCGAGCTTATCCATTGTCCCGGAATCATCAGCCTGCTTGATATCGGCTGTCAGATTCTTGTAGGCGGTTGTTAAATCCCGGAGATTATAGGTCTTTGATGTCTCTTTGTCCCTCAAAGGACGATTCCCAAGGATCACCTTGCCGCCCCTCTTCATCTGATACTCATGATCGATGGTGCTGTCTCTCTTCTCGCTGCCAATGTCATCTGGCAATGCATCAATCTCTTTTTCGAGCTTACGGAGCAGCTTGATCTTGATCCTATTGGCAACAATGGCAACATCTGCTGCCGATTCTGCCAATTTTTGTTGCATTTCCTCCGTTGCCCTGTTGTATGCGTTGTCTCTTTGGAGCTTCCATTTCTCCCGGTTCGCCTTTTTTATCAAGGTGTCTTGGCTGATGCCATATTTGGCAGCAAGTTGCCTTTGAGAGATGCTGCCACTAATATATTCGGCTCTGATCTTATTCCAATCTGCGATTTTACTAATGGCAGCTCACTCCTTTCATCGTCTTGTCGATCA